ACTTCAAAAGAATCCACTGAAACCGTGGCGGAAAAGACCCGCGAAGAGAAAATCAAAGAAGCGCGTGAAAATAACCCGCTGGTTCCCCACAAACTTTTTAACCGCTTTGAGTCCATTCAACTCAAATTCCACGACGCCAAAACACTCACTCTGGACTCTGCCGCTGCCAAAGAATATTTCTCAGATGCTGAGAACAAATCCAACGCAGCCGCTTTGGTTGCTGACATTCAGGCATATTTGGCAATTGTGAAATCATCCGATCCCAAACATGCCGCTGTTGCTGTTCAAGAGCGCAATCTGAAAGCGTTACAGGAATGGCTGAACAAATACGCGGCTTAAACATTTTGCATAATTTATCTGATTTAATGCCAATTTCAGCACCTGTTTTGGTTTATGTTCACGGTGAAGAGATTGATGCCGCTCAAAGCGAGACAGAATCAGAATCAGAAGGCTCTGATTCGGAGCAAGTAATTTTGAAATAGGATTTTGAAATGGCTAAACGCGGGCCAAAGCGCAACAAGCATCAAAAAGCCCGCGACATTCGGCAAGAGTCCAAGCTGCGGGCAGAAGGCCATACGCTGCATCAAATCGCTGAAGCAGTGGGCGTCTCTCATGAGCAAGTGCGCCTCGACCTCAAATACATTGACCAGCGCCTGATTGAAGCCGCTGCCAAAGACCTCGAAAAGGCCAAAGCTGAGAACCTGGCCAAGCTGAGATTCGCTCAGGCGGAAGTGCTCGAAGCCTGGAAGCTCAGTCTTGAGGATTCTGAAAGAATTAGCACAAAGCAAAGCGCTGATGGCACGGAAACCACAACGGTGACCGAGGGCCAAAGCGGCAACCCTGGCCATCTCAGAAACTATATCCGCGCTCTCGAAGCCGAAGCCAAATTGCTCGGGCTCTATGAGATGGGTACCGGTAAGGGCGATGAAGCGGCCCAACGTCTGCTCGAATTGCACGAACAATTAGAACTCGCTCGGAAACTCTATGATACCCAAGAAACTCCTCCCGCCCAGTCGTGAGCAGTGGGAGTTCCTGGTTAAAAGCACCGCTCGGCAAAACTGGGCCCATGGCCCGGTACGTTCGGGCAAAAACCACGTTATTAATATCCGATTTGCCGAAGCCTTGGGCACTGCCCCTTTCGGCAACGAAGACAGTGATGTGTATTTTGGCGGCAAGACCAAAGACACGGTTGAGCGCATTTTCCTGCGAGACTTGTTCAAGTGGGTGGGTGAAGGCAACTACACCTATAACCGAAACAAGGGCAAGGGCACAATCTCGCTGCTCTGGCCAAAAGGCGGGCGGTTTACCCGCGAGTTTTACAGCTTTGGCTATTCAGATGCTGACAGTCACGAGGCAATATCCGGGGCGACACTGGGCCTGGCCTATCTGACCGAAGGCATTTTCTGCCACGAGGATTTTCATCGCCAGCTGGTTGCCCGTCTCTCAATAGACGAGGGGCCAAACGCTCACTCGATGCTGTTTGGCGACACCAACCCAGCGGGCCCAGCTCATTGGCTTTGGAAAAAGGTCATCAATAACCCGGATTTACTCAACTCGGGCGACCTGCGCGCCTTCCTTTTCAACTTCTATTCAAACCCATCACTGACCGAATCCTACCGCGAAATGCTGCGGCGCCAGTATGGGCCCGGCTCGCTCTGGTACCTGCGACTCATTGAGGGTCTGTGGGTCATGGCCGAGGGCGTGATATACGGCTCGGTATTCAACCCAGAGCGCAATACCTGCCAACCCGAAGACCTTCCTAATGAGTGGGATGAACTGTGGTGCGCGATTGATTACGGCACTACAAACCCATTTGTTTGCGGTCTCTGGGGCACTGCCCAGGGCAAAGACTGGCTGATTGACAGCTACGACCACGAAGGCGGGACGCAGGGCGACAAGACAAACGCCCAGTATCTCGCAGACATAACCGATTTTCTCACTCAGTACAGCCGCTTTTACGAAAAGCCGATTACCTCGCTCTATATCGACCCCAGCGCCGCGAGCTTCAAAGCGGAACTACTCGATTGGCGCACAGATGACCGGGTTCATGATGAATGGCGAAAGCTGGGAATCACAGTGGTTGATGCCGAGAACGAAGTGCTCGAGGGAATAAAAACAGTTCACGGGAAGTTACATCGTGGCGAAATTGTGGCCTGTGCCGGTGGCAGAAATAAGCGCTGGCATAACGAAGTCGGGGTTTATGCCTGGTGCCCCAAAGCAGCCGCTCGGGGAGAAGATGCCCCAATCAAAAAAGAAGACCATTCGCTGGACCAAACCCGGTACGGGGTCCACACCAGATCAATCAAATTAGATCCGTTCGCGGGCTGGAGATAAATGAAATTACCTTTTGTAAAGCAGCGTAAAGCAGCCCCTGTTTTGCCTGCCATTGACCGGCCACAGATTGGCTCTGGTTGGGGTATGTTTGCAGCGCTGCGCGATGGGCTCAAAGAAACTCTTTCAGGCCTGGGCGGCAATGCAGACCGGGTCAAAGCAACCAAGTTTGAGCCACCAGAAGAGATTATCCAACAAGAAGTTGAATGGGCTGTCGAGTTTGACGGAGTGCTTGAGCGCTTTGTCTGCGGCCCCGTTGAGGATGCGCTTGCCGAGGGAATAGATTTCGAATATCTCTCGGAAGATGAAGAAGACTTTGCCGAGCAGTATCTGAGTGAAATCGGATTCTGGCCAGCAATTGAAAAAGCGCTTGTTACCAAACGCATGAACCACGGCTCTCTGATCTGGATAGATACCGGAGCCCTGAACAATGAGAAGCCTCTGAGCCCAAGCGAAGCCTTTCGCCCCTTTCGGCTTGTCGTGCTCGATTCTGATTCGATCTATGCCGACACTTACAACCTGCACTCACAGCCTGAGTTCTGGTGTGTAGGCTCTGCTGAAGTGGGCAACGTGCGCCGCATTCACAAAAGCCGTGTATTGCTATTCCCTGGCCGGTTTATCTCGGATAAGCACCGCCAACGCAAGCACGGCTGGGGTGCCCGTGAAGTGGATAAGATTTGGGAAGCCTGGATCAGCTGGCGCCTCACATTCCTGATGCCGCCAAACATTGCAATGACCTTTGAAGAGGGCATTTATGCAATGGAAGGTCTAAATCAGAAGATGACCACGCCAGCTGGGCGTGAGCTGATCAGAAACAAAGTCTTTGATCTTGAGTCCATTCGCGGATTCTTGCGTAAGCGGATCATCGACGCGACAGAGAAGTTTGAGCGCCAAGGGGCTCCGGTCTCTGGGCTCGATGGCATCATGGACCGCTCAGAGAATTTCTTTGTGGCCCAAACCGGGCACCCTCGCTCAAAGCTGTTTGGTGGCTCAAAAGGCTCAAACCTGAACGGCGACAACAAAGGCGAAGAGGGCATGAAGCTCTATCAGAGCATTGTCAGGGCCATTCAAAACAAAGATCTCAAGCCAAATTTGCAGTATTTCTTTGCCTGGATTCGCCCAGCTTTGCAGCAGCGCTATGGCCTTGCTTTTGAAAATATGGCTTTCTGTTTTGAAAGTTCAGACACTGAGACCAAAGGGGAGCGCGCAGATCGTCAGCTCAAAGAGGCGCAGCGAGATGCGATTTATTTAAACCCAGCAAATCCGACAATAGACCGCGAAGAACTCAGAGAAGATCTGGCGAAGCGCGGCACATACATGCTCGACATGCAGCCGGTGCCCGAAATAAGCCCGGAGGATCTGGGCGATGGCGAAGACGAATAAGCCGCCTTACCCCGAAGGCTCTATCAAAGAGTACCTGGCGCTGTTGATCAGGTCCATTAAAGCCTGGCAAAAAGAAGTTTCCAAATTGATAAAAGCCGCTCTGACTCAGCTCAGAGATGACGGTGTGAGTGACTTGATCGCTCGGATGCGCGCTCTTTGGGGTGTGCAGATGCGCGGCATTCAGGCAGAAATAGTCGAGGTATTCAGTCGGCTGAATGAAAAGCAGCGGGCCTGGTGGCTGTCGATGCTTGAATATTCCACCGGCATGAGTGCCCCGCTTTTCCTCGCTCTGATGCGTGATGATTGGCTGCCCGCTGAACAGGCTTCGCGGGTCGAAAACAATTACCTGCTGATTGATGCGATTGGCGTTTCTGCGATTGTCGCGATAGACAGCGCACTGCGCAACGGCTTGCGCTCAGGCCTCTCTGTTTCAGTCATCCTCTCCGAGGTTCGCTTAATTTTCGGGGTCATGATTCGCAAGGTCCAATACTTGGCCAGAAACCAAGTCGAAGACCACAACGCGGCACTGAATCAGCTCAGGCAAAAGGATGCAGGCGTGCCCGGTTATACCTGGCTTTTAACATCCAGTCTGCATCCCAGAAAGCACCATCTTGAACGGGTCGGCAGGCACTATCTTTGGAGCAATCCACCCGAAGACGGCCACCCCGGCACTCAGCCCAACTGCAAATGTGGCGCTGCTCCAGATTGGCCAGAAACAGTTTTTGGAATCCCAGTAATCAGAAGGTAAATCGTGTTAATCGAATTTCAAGACGTCAAGCTGACAACAGAGGGACGTCTAAAAGGTCGTGCGCGGGTTTCAGGCGTGAGCGTGCTCGATTATACCGAGCTTTATGGCGCTTGGGTCTATCGGCCCGAAGAGGAAGTCTTCAAGCCCGAGTCAATGGACAGCCTTAAAGGGATTCCGATCACATACGGCCACCCACCCACAAACCTGACCTCTGAGACTGATAAAAATTACATCATCGGCTATACCGGCGATATCGTCGAGCGTGATGGTGACAGCCTGATCGTTAATTTCACCATTATCGAGGCCTGGGCAGTCAAAGAGATTCTTTGGCTTCTCCAACAGGGCCAAAGGATTCAGTTTTCAGTCGGTGCCTGGGCATTCCCAGAGCAGACACAGGGCGTCTATAACGGCGTTTCTTACCAGATTATCTGGCGCAACATTTTGTATAACCACCTGGCTCTGTTGATGACCGATCCAGGCCGTTACCCAAACACAGAAATAGTCACGGATTCAAAAGCCGCTGGCAGATGGATGCTCGTCATGGACGGGTTTTTATCTGCGGTGGACTCAAATACTACGGAGGTCAACACCGTGAAAATTACCCTTCCCAGCGGCTTTGTTGTCGAAATTACTGACGCAGAGGCCGCCACCGAATTGCAAAAGCTGGTTGATGGACACAAAAAGCTGGTCACTGATCACGCTTCAGTATCCGGCCAATTCAGCCAAGCCCAGAAAGACCTGAGCGCTGCGCGCCTGCAGGTTCCCGACGCCAATCAGTTCAATAAAGCAGTTTCTGCCCGCGTTGAATTGGCTCTCGAAGCCCAGCCGCTGATGGATGGTCTCGACGTCAAAGCAGTGGCCGCCATGGATGAAACCCAGATTTATGAGTCTGTTTTGCTCAAAA